GGCGTTACCAGTAGAACCACCAGCAACTTCCCAATAATCGTATTGGAATGTTACAGTGTATTCTTGAATACCTTCAGTCTCCCATGCTAGGTCGATTGTAGATACTTCAGTAGGGAATATACCGACAAAGTTATATACTCTTAAAATTTCACCAGTCTTACTAAACTGTGTTACTTGTGCGTTACTCTTATATAGACTAGGGGCTGAACCACCAGTCCTCAAATTATTCTGTGGTGAATTAATAGCATGAGACCATTGCTCCATGGCGTTACGAATATCAAAACCTTCATCATTGATAATCGTAGGTGACCATTCAGCATATGTTCTGTTACCTGCTACTTTAATTTGACGACCGAAGTAAGGAACTTCAATAGTACCCAATGAAGCTGCTGGAATCTGAGCACCTTTAACCATAAAAGGAATATTGATATCAGCAACACCATTTACTGGGTTTGTAATATTTACTTCGAACAGTGAGTTTCTAGCACCACCGTCTTTAAGAGCACCTGAGAATTGATTTACATTAAATGCCATTTTATTTTCTCCTTTACTCTATTTATACCGCACCGACGATTTCGTTGAACTCAACACCAGTCCTAACCGCCACAAAGTTTAACTGAATAAAGTTAATACTTCTAGCAGGTTTGATATAGATATCACCAACAAACTCGTTTCTATCTATAACTTCACCAGTGTTATTAGTGTTATCACACACTACTCTAAAGTCGGTAATACCTCTTCGACCTTGAACATCTCTTAAGAATGGGTCAACTAAGTTTCTGAATTGACTTCTTGTAAAGTCATCATTAAACTCAAATAGAGTAAACTTAGAGGCAGTTGAGATTGCTTTCTCAAGAACAATAAACAATCTACGAACATTGATTCGGTCAAACGCACTTGGTTTAGCAAGTAGAGTCTTATCACCGAATAGAACAGTTCCTTGTCCTGGGAAAGTAACAACTGGGTTAATTCCTTTCTTATATAATGCGTCTCTTTGTGATTTACTTGGATTGTATGCTAATCTTACAACTGATTTAACATTACCTCTATTGAAACCTGCAGGTGAGAACCACGGATCCCTTGTAGAATCTGTTTGAACCATTAAACCAGCAGTATCTGCGTTTAGAGGAACATATCTGTAAACATCGTTATACTTGTCATACATATATTTCCAACCAGAATCCATCACAGCATATGATGAACTTGGTAAAGTATCTCTAAATGAAATTACATCATCAACCTCTTTACCGTCATAACCGTTGTTATTTACAACATCTGCTCTTTCTGGAGAGATACAAACGATACAGTCTTTACGAGATTCTGCGATGTTATTAATTAGATGTGTAGCAAGTGTTCCATCAGCATCAGAACCTAATACAAGAGAAACATCTACATCTTCAGCAGACCTAAACTTGTTATAGTAACCAATCTTCTGAGCAGAACTCAACTGAGCACCATCTTTACCTTTAGTCAAACTATTTGTAACTGGTAAATCATTTCCTGGATAGTTAGTTCCTAGACTTGCTTTAACACCACCTTTTCCTAGATTAGTGTTATGACCACCAAACCACAACCATTGTGATTGTTGGTTAACTAACTCTTTATAGTAGTTTCCAGCACCAGTATCAGTCTTAGCATCTTGTGCTTGAGATACATTTTCGTATGTTTCTAATATAGCACCGTCTTGACCAGTAATTAAACCGTCTTCGTCGACAACTGCGATATGTAACGCATCACCTTGTGAATTGTTAGTGTTTGCGTAAGCAGTAGTAGTAGGTGCAGTATCAAACTCACCAAAATACTCCCAACGACGAGTCATACTTCCTGAATAGTTAGTTACAGTATTACCTTGATAAGCAGATGTTAATGTAACTGTGTTACCACTTAAAGAAGCAATCTTTCTTTGTTCTTTATCTGGACCAAGTAGTAAGATATCACCAACAACAAATTGTGCTTCAGCATTAGAACCTGCGAAACCATTAGTTGTATCTGAATCACCACCTAGTGTAATTGTTTTACTGTTACGAGTAGCATTATAGTAACAAGAAGAAACTGTAGATTCCCAAGCATTAGCATTATGACATGCTGATACTTTTAGTGAGTTACCTAAGTCTCCTGGATATTTCGCAACCCAGTCACCGTGTCCACTTGAATTAGTGTATGTTTCGTTATAATAATCTTCACCCTCGATATAAGCACCAGCAGTTCCAGTTGAAGTAGCGTTATTACCACTACTTACACCACGGACTACATATAGAGCATTACCGTAAGATAAAAAGTTAGCAGCAGTAAAAAAGTCTGTTGCCGTATTTGAATTTGGTTTGTTGAATATACTTACTAATCTGTCTTCCGAATCAACCAAAACTCTTTGATTAACTGGACCCCATTTGAAGTTACCTGCGATAGCACCTTCAGTTGTGCTGACGGCAGGTACGACTGTGGTTAGGTCGATTTCTGATACATTCACTCCAGGACTTACTTGGAAAGGCATGTTTATCTCCTGATAATTGTAGTTAACTAAAATTCTTTATTATTTGAAATTATTTATAAAAAAACATAATTAGAACATTCTATACGAAGTTAGCAAAAAATACTAAGCACTTTCTCATATCATATGTAAAATCATTCATAGGTGTATGTAAAACTTGACCATTATAAACAATGAGTCTATTAGGATATGCTCCTACAACAAATTCTGGAACACTATCACCATCAACTCCAAAAAAAGCAGTTCCTCCATCTACTGTTTGGTCGAAATATAAAACCCCAGCAATATCAAATTCATCTCTATGAATACTAGGATATTTTCCATTCCGTTTACTCTTTTTAACTTCATCATTATCAACAAACCTTAAAATAGAAAAAAAGTCTTTAATATCTATATTAAGTTGTTCTTTAATTTTATTAAAAATAAAAAATTCTATTTCTGGATTTAAATTAGACTCATAGGTCGGAAAAGCCTGTAATCTATTACCAAAAGGTATTCCATGTGGTTGGTGTTTTGGTTTGAACATATCTTTGTATTCAAAAATCTTTTCTATTTCTAAATAGTCGTCTACATTCAACCAATTGTTAAATACAAAAAACCCACCATTTTCAATATAATCTTTTGTATTTACCATCTTTCTTCTTCACCACCCATTAACCAATCATATCTTCTTTCTTCAATCACTTCCATTTGTTCGACTCCATCATCTTGTATACCAAAAGGTAGTAAGTCGTCCATTAATTCTTCTTCAGACTTTTCTCTAAGTCTTGATAATGTATTTATGTCTGTGATATCTTTGAAGTATGTTTGGTCAGATAACCAAGCAAACAATACTAAACCCATTACTAAGTCATCGTGAACACCACTCTCTGCTTCATAAGAATTACCTTTCTTACTGAAACGAGATAATTCAAATATAGTTTGGTGGTCATTTAATATTAACTGGTCTTGTTCAACTAATAATTTTAAAATAGAACAACCAACCGACTTAACTGTTTTAGTTGTTCTAATACCTCTATCAGAACCTTTACCGAAACCACCACTTATTCTTTTGCCACTCCTTCCTTGATTCTCTGTATATAATATATTATCATATTCATAGTCATAATGTAGTAAGTCTGATACTTGCCCACCAATATCATTAATTTCAATTAGAACAGAAGCATTGTTATATAACTTTGCTACTTGATGTATAACTTCAACATATTCTACTGGTGATAGGAAATTATCTCTAAACACACAAACTTGTTTGTATGGCATCTGTGTTACATCAATAATCTGAAATGCTGAATAGTCTAAACCCTTACCTCTACTCACATCGACAGTCATTGTATATGTTCCATTCTCTTTTGGTTTCTCATACATCAATAGTCTACCGTCATCTTTCAATGGTGTTCTTGGCAATAATGCTTTGAGTTTAGAACCATCAATTAATGTGTTGGACGACCCTAACCATGCACATTCATACTCTTGAGCAAACTTCTGTTGGTCAAAGTCCATCGATGATAATGTTTCTTTCTTCCATTCTTCATCTCTTCCAGGAACATCAGTCCAAGGAACTTCAACATACTTGTAACCATTCGTGCCTTCTTTAGCACCCATACAAGTTTTATAGAAATGATTTAAACCGTTCGGTGTAGAGGTAAACAACATCTTAGTTGTTGTTCCTGATGAGATTGTAGGTAGAACGGCAGCAAAGAACTCATCCCAACCATCAACGAATGCGGTCTCATCAATATAAAGAAACGATACTGACTTACCACGAATAGAACTTGATGAGGTAGCAGCAGCAATAATCTTAGAACCATTCTCAAATTCAACAGAACCTTTGTTCCATTCAATGACACCTTGCTGTAACCATTTAGGTAATGCTTCATAAGCAATCTTAATTCTATCTAAGATTTCTCTAGCACTATCACCTTTGTTTGCTAACAGACCAACAAGTTTATGTTCGTTGAATAATATGTAATGTAGAATAACTGCGACCGCAGTAGTTGTCTTACCTGCCTGACGAGATGTTACAACCGCAACTCTTCGATTCTCTGTAATGAGTTTAGTGATTTCTTTTTGATAATCATACATTGTGATTGGTATGAGACCTTTGTCTACATGAACAATCTTAATGTAATTCTCTGCGAAATATATTGGGTCTTTTGAACATTTAAGAAACTCTTGTATTCGTTTCTTTGTCCAATTAAATTTTGTTCCCTTTCGTTTTAAAAGTGGGTTTCCTAGATAACCCTTATCTTCAGACATTTAGACACCTGCGTTAGGATCCTGATGATAAGTTTCTTCCCAAAGATGTTTAACATTATATTGTAGTCTACCTTCTTCTTTGTTACCACCAGTGTAAGGTATCGCAAGTTTGTTATCCATTAACATTTGATTTACATCATTACCATCAATCATTATTGTTCCAAGGACTCTACCAAACTTACCTTTCTTTTGTAGTTTAGTAGTGAGTGTAAATTTACCTTCACACTTTGCTAACTCTTCTTTAAGAAATGCTTTAGCAGCCTTACCCCAAGATTTTTCCATCAAGTTTTTTGTTCTTGACTCTGGAGTATCGATACCCATCAAACGAATTCGTTCTTTGAGTATCACCTTGAACCCTAAATCAATATAGGCGTCGATAGTATCACCATCGACAACCTTAATCAATTCACATTTATATTCATACATTATGACTTACCGAGATAGAATGAACCCGCAGCAAGTATAGAAATCTTTAACCATTCGAAATGAACAATAGCATTCTCAAATCTAAAGAATTCAGTAGTTGTATGTGTATTATCAAAAAGACCTAAAATGTTTACACCTTTTTGAACCTCAACTGGAACAACAATGTCTAGTCCCCACAAAGCACCCATCATTGCCCAAGCACCCATACCTAACATAGAAAGAACAAATATTCTTCTTGTCATTTTTGCGAATGGGTCATTACCGACTCTTTTAGCAGCAGCATCAGCCGAAGCAGTTGCGGACTCTCTGTCAGCAGCTTTTAGTTTTTGGTCTGATTCGTTCTTCTGAATTAGAAGTTTTTGTTGCTCTGCTTTATTCTTTTGAGCGGCGTCCATAAACTTGAACAAACCACCCATAGCAGCACCACCTGCCATTGTTATCAATTCAACTGGTATCATTGTTCTTTCCTCTGTAAATAATATCTAACTGTATTTATAAAATACATTGTCCCAGAGAGTAAAACGATTAAAATGAGGGGTAAAGGTATAGACCATTCTTTTTCTACTTCCGTCTCTTGTTCGGTCTTTTTGACCTCTTTACGGGTCGGTTCTGGTGATATTTTTATTTTTTCGACCTTTGTAGATTTAGTGTTATTCCAGTTATGAGATGAGTCATAAAACCTCTCTTCGTCATAAGCATTTTCTGCTACAACCTTAGCAGGTTTTTCTGGTTGTTTTTTAGTTGCCTCTTGAAATATGTTTACTACAGAAAAGGCATCCATAACTGGCATACCTTGACAACCACTCAAAAATAAAACTAATAATATTCTTACCATATACTTCTAATAATAGGAACAACTTCTTCATCAACTTGTTGTTCTATATCATTGATATAAGTTTCTTTCCACTCATCTGTTAAATCAGACTTTTGAATTAATTCTATTAATCTTTCTATCCTACCACCTTGTAGTCTTATTGTATAAATTTCACTATTCTTCAGTTTTTTCATCTTTTAACATTTTCAACATCTCTGCTGTCGAACCGACAAACAAAGCATTAGTTACATTCTTAACATCACCACCCTTTGCCTCTTCTTCTTTTTGTAAGTCTTTAACTTTCTTTTGAATATTCAATAGGTCTTTGTTAGCATCCATTAATGTTTTTGATAAAGTAGCAACCACCTCAAATGCTCTTGGGTGTTCTGATACTTTTGCTAATTCGATGAGATGGTCAAGGGCATCTGTTCCCTTACCAATTACATCATAGAGATTCTTACGAGCAAAGTCGTAATCGTTTTCGATATCTTCTTCTTTGGTTTCTTTCTGAATCGCAGGTAAATCTTTTGTTTCTTCTGAAACTATCTCACCATCAATATCGAATATTTCATTTAGATTTTTTTCAAATTGTGTTGCCATATTATATTATACCATAAAGGGGTATTAAAGTCAATCGTGGTTATGTCTATTTACCCCATCAAAATAATCATAGTCGTCAAAAGCGTATGTCCAATTGTTATTCGCATTGATACTAGAAATCGATATAGAAGCACTACTATTCGCAGTTGGTGTACCATTAGCATACATTCCTGGCTGAATTCTTGTTCTTCTATGTGGACCTGCTTCTGTGCCAATTGCTGTATTAGAATCTTGAGCAGTGATATCAATATATGTTCTCTTAATAACACCCTTCTTAGAAACTGGACCGTATATCAAACCTTTAACAGTAAAGTTAAAAGTATATATAATTGCTCTACGAGATTGAAAGTCTGCCTCATATGTATCTTCAATAGACATACCATTTAATACAGTAGGAACATCAATATAATCACTCATCTCTGGAATAAGTTTAACTGTGTTTGTCCACTCTGGTCTAAAGAATGGTAATATTTGTTCTACCACTTGAACAGCATCTTCATTGTTATCAAACATACCATATAAAGATATATTAATATCATATGGGACTGGTGTAAATTGACTTCTTAAACTATCACCATTATCACCCAAAGCAGTATTTCTTTGTAGTTTGTTTAAACTTCTATCTGGGGCATATGTCATATCAGTTATCTCAAAAGATAAACGAGGTAACTGAATAGCAACTTCTCTACTTAAATTAGCATCTTGATTTAGACGAGCAAGAAACTTTTCTCTCGGACCATATGCGATAGGAACACGAATTGTTTGAACAGAAGTTCCTGAGTTATTAAATCTTTCTATGTTAATATCATTAAACATATTGCCAAACATAACAATATATTTACGAATAACTCCGTGATAATAATCGTGACCAAACATTACCAACTACTCCCTTCAGAGAATGGATTAGATTCTGAGAAATCAATAAATGAAACCGAAGATGTTTGGAACAATTCATTGTTTGCTGAATTGTCAGTATCTTCAATACGGTAACCATCATTAATAATACTTTCACCTGCTTCTGTAACAAGAGTATTACCTGCTTCATCAAGTAACTCATAGAATCCCATATCACCAGAGTAAGCAGTTTCAACAGCATCAATCTCTGTAATACCAGTATCAATAGCTTGATGACTGTATTCAAATAATTCACAACGCAAATCATAAGTTTGTAAATTACCCATTTGATAGAAGATTGCTTCGTGTTCAACAAACTTAATTTCAAACAGTTTACCATTAAGTGGGAAGTAAATTAAATCACCTTCAACTGGTCTTAATGATTGAGTATGTGATACTGTATCCGTTCCAGCATGACTATGAGAAGTTATCTCTTCTTCATATCTTCTTTTAGCAACAGTGAAAGTCATTTCGTCTCTAATCTCTAAACCAAACTTAGATAAGAAATCGCCCTCTCCTTCGAAACCATCAACATTCTTAATATACATTTCTAAAGGTAATGCCTCGTCGAAAGATGATATAGTATCTTCACCAAAGATAGTGTCTTCTGATACGATGGTTCTTGGAATATAATAAACTTCCATACCATAAATCTTAATTGATTCTATGATAAGGTCTTCAATTAACCATTGAGATTGTTGGTGACCGTAATTGTTGAAATAAAGATTAGTTGCCATAATTATCCTATCATATCATAAGACGGCATTGAGTATGTGTTAATGACTTCTTCCTCTAACCTTTTAATTTCTTCTTCTGCCTCCTGATAGATTTGTTCACCATTAAAGGTTAAACCTCCAGGAAGTTGCATACCAGAGAACTTCTTAAGGTTTGTACCCCATTGTCTTTTAATTAATTGAGTAGCATATTTTCTTAACCATCTGTCTGACCATACATCAGAATAAGTATCTGCGTCTGCTGTTCTATAACATTTAATAACGATATACTCACCAGCAGTCATTACATCCCAATCCATATCAATGTATAGTTTGTCTGTATGACGATTAAATCTGAATAGTTGTTTACCTACAAATATTTCATTAAGTAATGCGATTCTTTCTTTGGTCATTGTATAGTTAGCAAACTGACCGTGAGCCCAGTCATATATCTCATTAAGAGTAATATGATATTTAAGATTGAATAGATTACTTGAGTTAAGACCTTGTCCTACTGGAAATATATCTACAACACTATGAATGTCTTCATCTAGTGTAATATAACCGTTAGAGATGTCTGAAGATGTTATTACATGCTTGTAGTAATCTTCGAAAGACCCATCGTAGTGAAAATCACGATAGTAATCAAGAGCATCGTCAATACGGTCTTGAACTTGGTCTTCGTCTACATTTATTTCTACTACTGGGTGTCCTAATTCTCTCAGGCAATACTTTTTAAACTCTGTTCTTGTAGTGGGGGTTGCCATAGTATAATTCCATTGAAATTCGTTATTATACTATTTATAATGAAAAATTATTCGCCAAAAAAAACACCCAGAAGGGTGCTTTCTTTTTTATATGAAATTTTTAGATATTTAAAGGATATTCTAATGGATTACCATCGACATCTAAAATTCTAATACCATCCGAATGAAAAACTGGTTGTCCATCAGCATCAAACTGAATACGAGAATAATCTGAATCTGGTCTTATAGGCCATTCGGGTGATGTTGTGACGAATGAGTTTGAAGAAGGCATATCTCTTAATTCTTGTCTATATGTTGCCCATTCTGCTTGAGTATTAGCACTAAGATTAGAATCACTCATTTGCGTCCAATCACATTCTGCTAATAATTTGTTTCTTGCTTCTCTATTTGCTATAGCATTTTGAAGTTCCAAAAACTCATCTTGAGTATCTTGTGACCAAGTTTCACCTACACTTTGGCAATAATTAATTTTTTCACTTGATGATAAACTATAATCATCGTCAACCATTATAATATCGGTAATTACTCCATCAGTGTCTATTGTTGATATTTGTTTTGCCATTTTAATACACCTTTATTTAATTACATTGCGTCCCATTCGCAGATTCTTACCTTACCAGTTCCGCCATTTTGTCCTGGTGCACCTTGATATGGATAACTGTTTCCTGGTTTTCCTGGATTTCCACCACCACCAGTGCCTCCATGGAACTGATGTCCACCCGCACCACCATTACCGCCACTCATAAAGTATTCTGGCATTGACCCCTGATTCCAATAACTTCCTTCACCACCTGGCGCACCGCCGCCAGTTGGGGCTTGACCACCGCCACCGCCTCCACCTCCGGCGTGGGAGTTTCCACCTCCTTGACCACCACCTTGCCAACCCATTTGACCGCCAAATCCTCCAGAACTTGAACTTCCAAATATATATGTGCCGTTTATAGAAGCAGTGCCAGCAACTCTATTATTTGTTCCGCCACCTACTAAATTATAAAAGGTTGAAGTTCCTCCAGCCCCACCAACGGTAACTGGTTGAGTCGCAGATATATCATCTGCAGATATTAGAGCATAAGCACCACCAGCACCACCGCCACCATACTCTTGTGTGCCGTGTCCTTGAGCACCAGTAATTCTTCCACCACCACCTTTAACATGTGCTGATATCATAGTAGTTGCTGGGTTTTTACTGTAAGTGCCAGTTGAGTTAAAATCGAGACTCCTTGTTCGATAAATTCCACCACCACCTTCTGCTAGAGTAGTCTGAACTGTAGCATCTGGAAACTGAATACCAGTTGATGTAAGTGTAGTAGGCATAATGTAATCTCCTTAATTTCTTTTATTTACTATTTATAATATTTTTTAATTCTTCTATCTGTGCTTGTTGCTCTTTAATTGCTTCAACAAGTATACCGTGAATTTGGTCATATTCAAGAATTAAATGTGAACCTTCTGTATTAAGAATTTCATGTTCAGTAACTGCTCTTGGTAAGACTTCTTGTACTTCTTGAGCAATAAGTCCAGCACCTAAACGACCATCTTTCTTATATGTGAATGTATAACCGTTTAATGCTTTAACCATATCTAAAGCACCCTCAATCTTTTCGATGTTATCTTTAAGATTTCTATCTGATACAGTTGATGAGTGAGCAACAACATTACCTTCAACATCTAAGTTACCATTGTTAGTCAATCTCATATCTTCAGCACCATCTAGATACCAACTCTGAGTTGTTGTGCCAACAGTAAAGTAATCGTTTGTATCTCTACCCATTGTCCACATATCACCTCTGACATCACTATCAAGATTAAATGTAGTAGATGATAAAGTTATACCAGAACCACCAGTGTAAGTAGTATTAGTATCAGTTGGAGTTGCCCAAGAGAACGAACCATCACCATCAGACCTTAAGAACTGAGAAGTTGAACCGTTACCAGAAACATTCAACTCAGCAGCACCAACAGTGTTATCAGTAATCTGAGAAGCACCAACTGCCGATAGTGTAGCAAGTGAACCCAAACCAAGATTTGTTCTAGCAGTAGATGCTGAACTCAAATCGGAAAGGTTATTAGTAGTTACTGCGTAAGAACCACTTGCTTGTTTAGCATTTAACTGAGTTTGAATAGCAGAGGTAACACCATCTAAGTATCCTAATTCAGTTGAAGTTACGGCAGATACTGCGACTTTACCAGAACCATTTGAAATTAATGCTCTTGATGCACCCAAGTTACTTGAAGTAATTGTAGAAGCACCACCATTGACAGTTGCTTGTTTACTATCAATTTGTGTTTGAATTGCTGATGTTACACCATCTAAGTATCCTAATTCAGTTGAAGTAACCGCAGATACCCCAACTTTTCCTGAACCATTTGAAATTAATGCACGGTTGGTTGTTAGGTCACTTGAAGCAATTGTAGTAGCACCACCAGTGAGTGTGTCTTGTTTTTCATCTATTTGAGTTTGAATAGCAGAGGTAACACCATCAACATAATTTAACTCAGTAGTAGTTGCTGTTACACCGTCTAGTTTATTAATCTCAGCAGTAGATGCTGTTACACCATCCATAATGTTTAATTCAGCAACAGTAGCAGTAATACCATCAATATTTGATAGGACATGGTTATGTGAGTCATCAGCAACAGTTACTGAAATGGATACTGCGTTAGAACTGAATGAACCAGAACCTGATACATCACCAGTTAAAGTTACACTAGCAGTAGCACCCAACTTTTGACTGATGTTTGTGTTAAGGGTTGTAAATGCATTAGCATCATCATTAAGAGCTGCAGCCAACTCGTTTAGAGTATCAAGAGCAGCAGGTGCTGAATCTACAACTCCAGCAACAGCAGTATCTACATAAGTTTTGCTAGCAGCATCAGTTCCTGCTGATACAGTATCGATACCTTGAATACGACCAGTTCCCGATAAAGTAATATCACCACCAGATACAGTTAGGTCACCACCGACCGTAAACGCACCAGAAGAACTAGAGTGATTATGCGAATCGTCAGCAACAGTTGCTGTTAATGTAGCATTACCCAAGTTGGTAAATGTAGCAGAACCACTTACATCACCAGATAGTGTTAATGTAGGGTCTGAAGTAGCAGTTGTTGTGATTGATACAGCATTAGCACTGAATGAAGCAGAACCAGTGACCGCACCAGTTAAAGTCACACTAGAAGTAGCACCTAGTTTTTGGTCTAAATTAGTATTGATAGCATCGATATCATTATCATTTGAAGATACCAACGAACGGATAGCGGTGTTAGTTGCTGTAATAGCAGACCATAAATTAGAATCCTCAGTCTGTAGACTTGAAATGTCTGAATCGTTAGAAGTTACTAACGAACGGATAGCGGTGTTAGTTGATTTAAGACCAGTCCATACATCACCAATCTCAGTTGCGTTAGCAGTTGTGATAGAACGAATGGCTGTGTTAGTGGCAGTGATTGCCGACCATAAACTAGAATCTTCTGATTGTAGATTGGATATATCTGTGTCGTTAGAACTAACTAAACTTCTAATCGCAGTATTGGTTGCTATTAATCCTGACCATACATCACCTATTTCTGTAGCATTTGCTGTCGTCAAAGCACGGATTGCTGTATTGGTAGCAAGTAATTCTGTCCATGTTGCGTGGTCACTATCACCAACAACATGTCCACCTGCGGTTACACCGTCATGGAGACGAACTTGTTTTAGTGTAGTATCTACGGACAATTCACCGACGGCACCAGTAAAGTTGTCGTTCTCGGCGGTTGTCCCTCTTCTAAATTGAACTGTAGTTGGCATTTTTCAAAACTCCTAATTTTTCTAATTCTATTTATACTATTATGCTACTGACCCAAAATCATAAGCGGTTGCATATCTTCCTGATGGTTCCATGGCGTCATAAATAAATCCACCAATATTAATACCAAAAGCATCTGTTCCAGCACCTGCTTGTCCTGGATAAGTTTCTCCATCACCCCAGTCTGTTGGGATAGAGTAAACTGTTGATTGAACATAACCCTGACCAATAGCATCTGAGTCTAACGCACCAGTACCATCAGCAATTGTCGTTCCATTAACAATAATACCATTTTCTGAAGAAATGTTAACTGTTTGATTACTATCTTGGTCTGTAAAATAAAAACCACTTGAGTTAGCAGAAATCGATGTTCCATCAATGTTAATTGTTGAACCAGACAGATATAAATCTCTAAATGCTAATTCTGTTGTTCCTAAGTCATAGGTAACATTTGCTGCAGGTATTAAATGAGCAGCAACTCTACCACTTGAATTAAATGAGGCAATTCTTGGGTTAGTATTAGCAATATAACTATTAAGGTTAGCGGTAATACTTGTATGTAGTGCTTGTGTATTAGCAACCTGCATACGGTCGTTAACCAAAGTATTAGTATTAGCAACCTGCATTCTATCATTAACTAAAGTGTTTGTATTAGCAACTGACATCTTAGTTGCGATACTATTAGTAACTGTAGTTGAGAAATTAGCATCGTCACCAAGTGCTGCTGCTAATTCATTTAATGTATCTAATGCTCCAGGAGCAGAATCTACTAAATTAGAAACCTCAGTTGAGATAGCATTTCTGATTGAAGTATTAGTAGAAAGTAAATTAGATTCAACTTGAGCAATCTTATTCGCATTAGTTGTTGTAATACTTCTAATAGCAGTATTGGTTGCTGTAATAGCAGACCATAGATTACCATCTTCAGTCTGTAAATTCGAAATATCTGTGTCATTAGAACTAATTAAAGCACGAATTGCTGTGTTTGTATTAGTCAGATTTGTATTAAGTAAATCTACTTCGGCATTTGTATTTGCTAAGTTATTATTAACAAGTGTTTGTAAGTTACTAATATCAGTGTCGTTACTTGTAACTAAAGACCTAATTGCTGTATTCGTGGCAGTGATTGCTGACCATAGATTACCATCTTCTGTTTGAAGATTTGATATATCAGTATCGTTAGAAGTAATTAAAGACCTAATTGCTGTATTAGTAGCAGTTAAGTTGGTATTCAGTAAATCTGCTCTACTATCAACATCTGATACAAGACCTCTAATCGCAGTATTAGTAGCAGTAATTCCTGACCATATCCAGTCATCAGCATTTTGTCTATCAGTAGTTTCAGTTGAAACTAGATTTCTAATAGCAGTATTTGTTGAAGAAATACTTGATAATATATTAGTAATTCTTGGATTAGTATTTGCTATGTAAGAATTTAAGTTGGCAGTAATATTACTATGAAGTGCTTGAGTATTAGCAACTGTCATCTTATCACCGACACTGATAGTAACATCGTGTGTTGTTCCATCAGCAACAGCAATTCTTAAATTGTTATTACCACTTGTAAATGTTACAGAAGAAACACCAGCAACAGTTGTATTACTAATATTTGTAATCTGACCTTTACTATTTACAGATATTACTGGTATCTTAGTTGAACTACCAAATATACCAGTTGGTGTTCCAGTATCAGCAAGAGTTGTTGAGATTGAAACTGAGTTAGAACTAAATGAACCAGAACCAGTGGCATCACCAGTTAAAGTTACACTAGCAGTAGCACCTAGTTTCTGACCTAAATTAGTTGTAAGTGTTGTAGCAAAGTTTGCGTCATCACCTAAAGCAGCAGCCAATTCATTTAATGTGTTTAATGTCTCTGGTGCTGAATCGACTAAACCTGCGACTTCTGAATCTACATAAGAACGAATTGCCGTGTTAGTTGATGTTAATGCTGTCCAAGTAGCAAACTTAGAATCTGAATTAGCAGTTTCGTTTGCGATTAAACTTTGAACATTAGCAACAGACATCTTAGTGGCTGCGACAGCACGAATTGCTGTGTTAGTGTTACCAATACTTGTTAGAATGTTAGTAATTCTTGGATTAGTATTTGCTTTATATGAATTTAGATTAGCAGTAACATTATTATATAATGCTTGTGTATTCGCAACAGACATATTGTTTGCTGAATAGGCTGCTATAAGGTTCTGTGTATTAGAAACCTGCATTCTATCAGAAACTAATAATCTAATCGCAGTATTTGTAGAAATTAGTGAAGTCCAAGGAACAGTATTTGCTTTCAATGTATTATATAACGACTGAGTATTAGATGTATCCATCTTAGTGTTCAATGCTGCTTGTAAACCATCTACATTTGAAATAGTATGATTATGACTGTCGTCTGCGATTGTTGTTGTGATTGAAACACTATTTGAACTGAATGAAGCAGAACCACTTACATCACCAGTTAGAGTAACTGTAGCAGTAGCACCCAAACGAGCATTAACAAGGGCTTGAGTATTCGCAACCGCCATATAGTTTTGAACATTAGTTGTTGATACAAGATTTGCTTGTAGTGTATCAAACAATGCCTGAGCGTTAGCAACCTGCATACGGTCGTCAATTAATGTTCTAAGAGCAGTATTTGTTGAACCTAAATTACTATCTGTTCTTAATATCCAAGTATTTGTATTAGCAAAGTATGCCTGAGCATTAGACATTTGAAGATAGTTTTGAACATTAGTTGTTGAAACTAAGTTTGCTTGTAATGTGTCGAATAATGCTTGTGCGTTAGCAACTTGCATTCTATCCATAACATCAACATGGCGAGCAACCTTGAAACCACCTGCTGTAGCACCATCGTGGATTCTTAATTGGTCAAGGGTAGTGTCTATCGTTAATTCGCCTTCGGAACCAGTATGACCGTCTGCTTGTGAGGTCGTTCCTCTCCTAAATTGTAAAATCGTAGGCATCTTAAATTGCTCCTAAATCTTCGGTTACAAATCTTCTTACTGGATCCATATTACTATAATTAGGGTCTGCTAAAGACACACCATAAGGGTCTTGTCCAGAACCACCTAGTTGACCGACATAGGTTTCTGTTCCACTACCACCTTCCATCAAATCACCACTTGGGACTGATGTTAGTAATGAATTCTCAAAACCACCTGCGTCAGCAGCAGCATCTACATCTTGAAATGTTATATTTCCTGAACCATCAGTTGATAATACTTGACCACTTGAACCGTCTGTAGTTGGGAAAGTGATAGAACCATTTGCTATAACTAAACCACCAGTTCCTACAGAGATAGAGTGAACATTACCACCAATTTCAAATACAGCAGTTCCATCAGAAGAGAATAACTTACCATCTCTGGTGTTTAGTGCTATTTCCCCTGCCTCCAAATCAGAAGTAGTAGGCGCCTTGCCTTGAACAGCAGAGCGTTTAATCTTTACGATTGATGCCATATGTATGGTTTCCTAATTGTTCAAAGTCTATATAGACCAGTTAAAATTTTTTGACTGATTATGTAATCAGTTTACTATATTTATAATCAAAAAACATTAGACATAAAAAAAGGAGACCGAAGTCTCCTCTCTTTATTTTTGATTAATTTTTAGTATGAACCACCGTCAATAACAGCATCAACTTGTGCTAGGGCATAACCCGCACCAGCGACATTTACTGTAGAAGTTGGTTCAACTTGTAGACCAGTGTAGAACTTGAATATACCATCAGAAGCATCTCTGAAGTATCCAGCAAATTCATCTGTGCCACCATCATCATACATACCGTAGATACCAGTATCAGTAGCATCACCTGCGTTATTAGCAGCAAGTTTGAACATACCATCATCAGTATAAACAGTTGAAGTTGATAAGTAAGTTGTAGCACCAGAAACAGTTAAGTCTCCAGAAACTGTCATATTACCACCAACTGATGTGTTACCAGAAATTACTGCGTTTTCACCAACATTTAATTGAGCAGTGATAGATACATCATCAGGAAGACCGATTGTAACAGCAGCAGTTTCAGAACCAGAACCAGAAACAGTAATCTCGTTAGCAGTTCCACCAATTGTAGCAACATAGTTACCAGTTGTGTGTGTTCCTAAATCAACAGAGTTATTTTGTTGAGTAACCGCAACATTTACTGAGTTACCAGAGAATGAAGCAGAACCTGCAACATCACCAGAAATTTGAACTGTAGCAGTAGCACCAAGTTTTTGGTCAATGTTAGTAGCATTCTGAGATGTTAATGCTCTAATAGCAGTATTAGTAGCAATTAATCCTGACCATAAATCACCAATCTCATTAGCGTTAGCAGTTGTTAGTGAACGAATAGCAGTATTGGTTGCTATTAATCCTGACCATACATCACCAATCTCATTAGCATTAGCGGTAGTGATAGAACGGATAGCGGTGTTAGTTGCTGTAATAGCACTCCATAAGTTACCGTCTTCAGTTTGTAGGTTACTAATATCAGTGTCATTACTAGAAACTAAAGCACGAATGGCTGTATTAGTAGCAGTGATTGCTGACCATAAGTTACCGTCTTCAGTTTGTAAGTCTGAAATGGAACTACCTTGTGTTGAGGTGAATGAGATTGAACCATTACCATCACGAGCAACTGTAATACCAGTGCCACCTCTTAGTAGAACTGTATTTGAAGTTGAACTTGTATCACCTAATAGTTTTAGATAAGCACCTGCACCAGAGGTTGGGTCTTGAGAGGTTAGTCTAAAGTCTTCACCACCCATTGCCGTGACGCCAGTACCATTTGACACATATAGTTTACGGTCAAATAAGTTTACTGCGATTTCACCAGTGGCAAGGTCAGAAGTAGTAGGCACCGAACCTTGAGTGCTACTTCTTTTTAGTTTAATTACTGACGCCATTGAAGGACTCCTTTGTTAAATGTTTTTAATCTTTTACTTTATTTATTCTTTTTCAAACTTGAACTTAAACCACCTCTTCTAACAACTTCAGTCTTTCCTTCCCTATCTTTAATAACTTGTTTAGGAACAAACCTTTTGTAATATAATAAATCGTTCTCTAATTTTTCTATCTTTTGTGTTTGTTGTGTTACTTGCTTTATCACACTTAAAGGTATCTTCATTTTTTCTTGTATTTGAAGAGCACCTCTTAAATCTTTTATTTCTTTTTCTTGTTGTTCAAGTCTTGTTTTTAAATCAACAACAAGTTTAGCATAACCAACAGCATCATCTACATAATCACCCACATCTATCTCCTAATAATTGCCTCCGTCTAAATCATCAAAAGTTGGTGTAGAGTTAGAAGCAATCTGTAATATCTGACCACTACTACCAGTTAGATAATCTATAACACCATCTGCCTTAGCAAACAAAATACTATTATTAGTAGCACTACTAATCGTCATCACATTCGTAATTGTTACATTCGAATGTGTAGAAGTTTGAGTTAATATTGTAGATTCAAGATTTGCTACTTTATCTACTAATAATTTACCACCAATATATTCAACACTTACAGCATCTGTAGAAGTATCTGTCTGACCAATAAACAATTTATTTGATGAATATGAATATGCTAATTCACCATTCGCAAGACTCGTAGGCGCATTATTACTCTGCGAGGTCTTGATTGAAATAATTGCCATTTAGAAACTCCCACCTTGTAAGGTCACCTCGTTTCCGTCGTATTCAAATACTTTTTCTGCTTTATAAGTTCCTGCTGTAGCGTCATAAACAAGTGTAGCACCAGCAGTACCTGCCTCTGGTGTTGTTAAATCAATATCATTTAAAGTTCCTAAACTGGTAGCAGCCGATGATGACTTAATTGTTAATGTCGGTGCTGAAGAACCAAACTTAGCATTGATTCCTGATGATGTAGAACTTATTTTACCAGATATTGCCATTTTGTTACCTCGTTACTTGTGGTGTTACTGTGACTATTCCTTCTACTAATCTTGATGTTGTATTCGCAGCACTTGTTAATTCAACATCATATACATATCTACCATATTCTAAATTCGCAGTTTGAATTCTTGTTAAAGACAATGATACTTCACCATCACTTCTCGGAGAACCAAACGAAAGTGTAAAGTCAGTAGAATCCGAAGACTCGTAATGTTTTCTTATCTGACCTTCACCAGTATAACCAGTTAAGTCAGTTACATTACCGTCATCATCAGTTACCGTAATCGTCGTAGAAAAATCTGTTCCTTGGTCGATTATAATATTTGCTTTAGCACCCATATACTATTTATTTCCTTTTAACTCATCAATCTCTGCTTTCAATTCTTTGATTGCTTCGATAATTAAACCGTGAACTTGGTCGTATTCTAATACTTTATGAACACCTTCTACATTTAGAATTTCTGTTTCTGTTACCGCACTTGGTAAGACTTCTTCAACCTCTTGTGCTATCAATCCAGCACCTTTACGGTCGTCTTTGTTATATGTAAATGTGTAACCACCTAATTGACAAATCTTCTCTAATGCGTTATCAATTCTTTCTATATCGTGTTTTAGATTTCTATCAGAAACTGTAGTTGAATGTGCTACAACATTACCTTCAACATCAAGATTACCGTTATTGGTTAAACGCATATCTTCAGCACCATCCAAATACCATCTATGCATTGTAGCATCAATATTATAATAATCGTTTGTATCTAAACCAATTTGGTCAACATCACCTCTAAGGTCTGATTCAATACTAACTGTAGCAGTAGAACCCTCTCCTGGAGTATGTGATACATCAATACCAGCACCTGCTGAAACATTTGTCATATAGTTACCAGTAGTGTCTGTTCCAAGAGCAATACCATTTGTAGTATTAAATTCTGAAATAGCAATGTTTGCTTTAGTAAGTTTTCTGGATACATTAGAAGCATCAACTACTACAAAATAATCACCATCACCATTTGTTGTTGAAGTTGTTAATTCACTTAAGTCTAGTGAGATAGTAGCAGTAGAACCCTCTCCTGGAGTATGTGATACATCTAAACCAGTTCCGACACCAACATCTGCCATATAGTTACCAGTTGTGTCTGTTCCTAGAGCAATCTGATTAGTTGTGTTAAATAAACCTAAAGTAATTTCACTGATTGCTTTTCTCTTTTGAGAACCTGCGTCAAGAATTACTAATTCGTCTGTGCTAACAGCAGCATCTGTCATATCTGTTAATTCAGATAAGTCTACCGCAACTGTTGGTGACCAACCTTCACCTGCTGAACCACTGATATCAATTAACGCACCAGCAGTAAGATTATTTACATAGTTACCAGTTGTGTGTGTTCCTAAATCAACAGAGTTGTTTTGAACTGCCATATTAGTAGCAGTAATAGTAATATCACCAGTACCATCAAAACTTGCTGAAGCAGAACCAGTTATATCACCACTTAATGAAATACCAATTGAACGAGCAGTTTCTAAAGCAGTTGCTGTGTCAGCATTACCAGTTACATCACCAGTTACATTACCTTCAAAGGTTCCAGCAACGAAAGTTTCTGAACCGACTGTCCATTTGTCAGAAGTTTCATTCCATAATAGAGTTTTGTTTGTTGATGTTCCTCTTTCAATTTCAAAACCACCGTTTTGTGAAGGAGTTCCACTTTCATTACTATTAAGAACAAGAATGTTATCAGCAATGTTTACTGTTTCTGTGTTGACTGTAGTTGTAGTTCCTGATACTGTAAGGTTACCAGTTACAACAACATTCTCACCAACATTAAGTTGACCAGTTACCGTAACATCATCTGGAAGACCGACCGTAACTGTTCCATTTGAACGAGATACATTGACTTCGTTTGATGTTCCACTAACCGCAAGAACAGCACCAGTAGTTGCGTTCTTTAATGATACCGCACCAGACGATACATCAAAATCACCAGAATCGAATGAAGCAACACCTTTAACTGAAGTTGTCGCAGGGTCGATAACATCGTCGAATGTTGAACCATCAGCAGTTGAAATTCTTATATTATTATTTGAGGATGTGTATGTAATACCAGTTACACCTGCTACTGTTGTAGTAGTTGCTGAAGTAATCAAACCTTTTGCGTCTACTGTAATCACTGGAATAGCAGTCGCACTACCATAAGAAGCAGCAGTCACACCAGAGTTTTCTAAATGAACATCTCTAATTGTCCCGTTTGTAATTGTATTGTTTGCGTGTAGTTTACCATTAGCACCAATTACGACCGTTCCGTCATTTGATATAGAACCACTTGTATCGAGATTACCTGCGTGGTCAATATTACCAGTTAGTGTCATAGCACCTGCTATTGTAGTAGCACCAGTAATTGTATGAATATCTGAACCACTATCACCAATAGTAGAGTTTCCAGAAACATGGAGATTAATGAATGTAGCATCAGCAGCTTCGAAAGCGGCATCTGCTGGAACAGTAAATGAACCAGTTACAGTTAGATTACCAGTAATACTTGTATTACCAGAAACCGTTAAGTTTTCACCTACTTTAGCAGAGTTTGCTACATCAAGGTCAACACCAGTTGTGATTGAAGCAGTTCCTACACCAACATTACCACCAAAAGTAGCAAGACCTTCTGTGTGTTGGTTAGCAAAGTTACCCTTAATTGTAATTGTATCACCAGTTGCGTCACCGAGTGTAGTATCACCGTTTACAGTTAGATTACCAGTGACAGTAGCATTTTCATCAACAGTTAAAGTGTCGACTTTCGCAGTTCCGTCAAGATATAGATTTCTCCACTCTAACGATGAAGTTCCTAAGTCATAAGCACCATTAGCAACTAAGTGACTTACTACTCTTGAATTTACTGTTAGAGTATCAGCAGTGCTATCACCAATTGTTGTATTACCTGCTAGTGAAGCAGTTGAATTGATTGTAATTGTATCTGTAGCAGCATCACCAACATTCACTGTTCCGTTTAGGTTCAGTGTTCCATTCATATTGGTTGTGCCGTTGAAATGAGTAGTTCCGTTAAATGAAGCAACACCAGTAGTTGCTTGGTTGGCGAACTTACCTTTAACTGTTATTGTATCTGAATCAGCATCACCTAAAACTACAGAACCATTTAGAGTAGTTGTTCCATCAGCAGTTAGTGTTCCTGAAAAATCAGCATTACCATCTGAATCGACAGAAGCAACAACTGTGTTAGAAGAATCTGTTATGTTTACTGCTGAGTCTCCATTTGCGTCAGCAAGTATAATGTGTAAATCTGAATCACCAGCAGTTCCATCACTAGCAACAAACAATTCTACAGTATCACCATTAACATCTGCGAACTTTAAATGAGGTGAGTCACCATTATCACTAAAGGTTGTATTAGAACCAGAAAGAATGATGTGAGCAGAGTTAGATGATAAATCTGAAATTTGTCTTAGTGTTAATGGTTCAAAGTCTAAACCACTTGTTCCAGACTTTCTTAAGAATTGACCTGCCGAACCACCAGTCATTCTCATACGAGAAATATTACCCATATCAAATACTTCAGCACCAGAAGTATTAATGATAACATTACCACTAATTGTAGTGTTAGCACTAACTGTTAATGTAGTAGGTGAGATGGTTGTGTTAGAAGCAATAGTGATAGAAGAGTCGGTTGATGTATTACCGCCCTTAATAGTAGTTGCTCTTAATTCATTAGCAGTGAATGTTCCTTTAATATGACCATTACCGTATGATACACCACTTCGATTCGCAGAACCTGCCCTCGAAACGGTAACCACATTATTTGAAACAATAGTTGCTACTTCGTTGGTGTTATTTCTCCAAGTATTAAAACTATCATTTAAGTTTGTATTAGAAACTACTATAGCCATATCTATCTACCTATTAATTCTTTTAATAATTGTTTAATCTCTTTTACATCTTCTTTAAGAGATTCTATCTCGTTATCTTTTTTCCTCATCATCTCTCTTCTTGCTTTGTAGTTTTCTAAACTAGAAAGACTTGAGTTGAGGACAGCATTAGAGTCTGTATCTCTAATTAAACTGTCCTCATCTTTTATTTTTACTTCATTCATCTATTTATTACTTCTGTAAAGCGATTGCCCTCATATCTTTTACTAAAGGAACCGTTTGTGTTCCACTAGAAGTCATTACAATCTTAATAGCAAAAGTCTTAAATGTCGCATGAATAGAACCATCACCTGCTCTATAAGTAACAACCTCATTATTAGAACTATTAAGTCTAGCATGAGAGTTAGCAGTTGTTAAGAAACCTTGACCATCAGTGTTAGCACCAAACCCAAATTCAAACTCTTTATAATCTGTAGTGTCTACAGAATCAGAATAAGTGTTACTTGAAGTTAATTGAACTAACGGTGAGTAATCTTTATCACTGAAACCTTCAGCATCTTCAGGATTATGAATACGAGCATAAACTGTAATGTTTGTTCCTTGAGGTTTATAAGAAGTTAAGAATACTTTCAAATCTTCAGCATCTTGACCATCTGCCAATTCTACTGGTTTAGAGATATATCTCATTGAAGCAGAACCAACCTCTTTATGTTCATCAGTATTTGTATTATTGATAATATTTTCAATAATCAAACCATTTGTTCTAGCAGTATCAAATACTGGTGATACATTAGGGTCTGAAGAAGTGAATGTTCCTTTCAATACAAGAGACTTACGAGAATCACTAACTGGTGTTAAACCTGCCTCGTTAGTCTTAGAGTAAACCTTCTTCTCACCATCTAAGAAATTATTTTCGATACCTAAATCAACATTTGTGAATGATGAACCAATAACTCCAGAAGTTGATGTTGTTCTAACAGACCAACTTGAAGCAGTGTTACCATAATTGATTTGTGGAACTTTAGGAACTAAAGAGTTAAGAATCAAGTTATCTACTGAAGTTACTCTAGCAGTAGCACCAGATACTTGACCTCTAATATAACCATTAGCATGATTACCACTTGAAGTATCAATATAAAGTTTATTGTTTGTTGTATCAACAAAGTTAACAAAACCAGTGTTAGCAGAAATACTTACAGAGTTAATCTGTCCAGCACCACTTGTAAAGTTAGAACTTAGAACTGCTACTGAACCATTTGAACTAGCAAGTGATGTCCAACCACTTGTTCCATATGGGTCAATACGAACGATACAAGTACCATTAGCATATTCTTGAACAATCTCTCTGACCGTTCCGTTAGCAGATGTTCCAGTTGTGTTAGCAAGAACTGTTCCTACTGTAATGTAATCTCCAGCAGCATTACCACTTACACCTTGAATCGCAACAAGAGATTCACCAACAATCTTTTCACCTCTATTAAATGTGCCATAGAAGTTATCAACTGTAAAGTAATCAATCTCATCGTTCTCCATGTAAACTGTTCCAGAAGAACCAAACGACGCTTTGTATAATGTGTATTTAACATCTTCATCTTGAATTGGAGACCAAGTCTTATTATCAGCAGATGAGAATAAAATACCAGTAGCAGGTTGCTTATTAATTAATTCATTAGTATTTACATCTGTGCCACCCATTTGACCAACCCATAGAGTATAGTCGTCTGAATTACCTCCAGGAATTACTGAGAAACAATAATCAGTATTGTTCTTCAGATATACTGGTGAATCGAATGTAAATGTTGTAGCAACCGATGCTGAGTTAGCATATGGGTTTACTTCACTTGGTTGTAATGTCTTAGAACCATAAGGAACAATAGTTTGTGTTGGGAAACCTTGTTCCATTTCTCTAATCTGAACTGTAATTGGGTATGTCGAAGACTTCTTACCGAAGAATAAATCCATCTTAGTAATGAATACACCATCTGAATCTGCGTCAGTAGTTACAGTAAATGATTGTGAGATTGGGTCAGTTGAAGGGAATCTTGTAACAACTGAGGTTAATGTTCTATTATCAGTTACTTGAGCAGTAGCAATCTGAGGTGTCTTGATATTAATTGAAGAACCTCTTTGTGTAACATCTAAACCAATAGAAGTATAATCACCGTGAGCAGAAGTTGTAACAAGGTCTGCTTGAGTAATAGCATTTGAAATATCTTTTAATTCAAATCTTCTTGTTCCTACTCTGAATTTTAAATCTTCATCATTTGGTATTCTGAATACACCATAAACATTACCGTTTGAATCAGTAGTTAGTGTAGAACCTTCAACAGCAGTGTTTGCGAATGAAGAGTTAGCAGGAGTACAATATGAACTTACAGACTCGTCATCGAAGAATGGATAAACTCTAGTATTAGGTTTCATTCTTGTTCCAGTAAACTGAACTAAACGAGAACGCATATAATCTCTAACTGCTACATTTTCTACAAAGTTACCAATAGAGAATGTTTCAGTTGAAGGTGATACAAAAGTTGATACACCATTTCTGATTTGTTCTGTTTGAGTGGTTGTTCTTGTTCCACCACCAACACTTTCATTACTTCTGTTGGTTGATGTTGTTCTCCAATTACCCCAATCAATACCAGTAATACCAGTGCGATTTGCGATATCTTCAATAGCAGAATACATACCATCAAAGTCAACTTGGATGTCTGGGAGTGTGGTGGTATCACCTAAGTTGTCGATTGATGGGTTTAGTAAAACTTCACCTTTCCAATTAAATGTTAATTCTTGAACTGGGTTTCTTTGTTTACTTGCGAATGGTTGTTTACCCATCTCAGCATGAGAGTAAGATAGAGTTACCAAATCACCAGTCTTAGTTACACCACTTGATGTAAATGATATATCTTTACTTAGACTAATATCTGCTCTATTGAATGTAGGTCTTAATAGTGTATTGTTTCTATCAATAGCAGCACGGTAACCAACCAAACTAGAATCAGCAAGGTTATGACCGTCGAAGTTATCTACAAAGAAACCATTCTTAAATCTATCTAAACCAGTTGAACCAAAGATTTGCTTGTTCTTAGCACTTGCTTCTAGTGAATTAAGTGATGAATAATACTCAAGGTTCTTAACTCTCTCTTCGATAGCACGAAGGTCTTTCATCGTGTATCTTCTATTGTTTTCTAAATCTAGTGTTACAGCATAATCGTTTCTTTCATATACTTTAGAAACATATGGTGAAAGTGAAGGGTATACTGGAACATTTAAAACACCAAGTGTCATCGCACCACCCAACTCATCTGGAGTCTTAGGTGTTAATGCTGAAATACCTTTTGTGACTTCTACTTTACCCTCTGGAGTTAAAACGACTCTATCTTTACGAGGTAAGTAGTAATCAATATCAGTTTGATAGTTTTCATCTGGAGTTGGCATATGTGAACCAGTTGACTGAATCGCAAAACTTGTGAGTGTTGAAGGATTAGTCGGTGCTAAAGCAACTGTTCCAGTTGAAGATGGGGCAGCAGTGTTTGCCTTAATAGGTCTAAAGTCTACCGCATCTCTTAAATCATATACTTTACCAGTTGTAGGTGAAGTAAATAACGGTATTTCTTGTGTAGTAATAGCAGTAGTATTTGATGCCAATGCGTCATCAATTGGGTATGAATCTACAGAAAGATAACCAATACCACTTGAATAGTTTCTACCGAAGTAGTTGAACTTAACCATCAAACCTTTGTTAGTTAAGTCTAAGGTTGAAGTTGCTTTTTGTTTTAAGAAAGAACCATCATACATAGCATCCTTCATACCAGTATCTAATTCAAAGTGTGAAGTAACATCAGTATCAGAAGTTGTTACTGAAGTGTTTGTTCCTGAGTATACTGCTACAAGTTTAAATGCGTCAGCAACACCTAACGACCAAGGACCGTTCTTACTTGCTGAGTGTGAACCAGTATTAATGTGAACATACTTATTCTTGTTAACTGACTTAGCAGTTTCATTTGCTGATGTTCTTAATCTATTGTAGATAACAGAAGCAGTAAATGTAGAAGCAAGGTTCGCATTTAAATCGATTTGATGTTGAGTTGATGTTGATGTAATTTCTACACCAGTCGCACCAGTGTTCCAAATCCAACCAGTTGGGAAATGTTTAGTATGAGCAATAGTTAAACCACTACCAGTATAACCGAATGTATTAGCAACTTTAATAGAGGTATCATTTGTAATTTCAGTAATACGAGATGTTAAAGTGTTAGCACCATGTGTGAAACGAATAAAGTCACCAACAGCATAATCACCATCAAAGTTAGTTGATGAACCAGTAATTGTATTACCACTAAACGCAGTTACTTGACCAGTTAAACCACTTGTGGTTACTGCTGAAGTAGAAATGATAATAACATTTCTTTCTTCTGCCTCTGATAAAGAACCAGTTTCATTCATTGTTTCAGTAGCACCAGTATGAGCAGTGTTTGCTGTTACTGTTACTGTTCCATCAGTAGCAACTGTTACAGAACTTTCATTTCTATAAACGAACTGTTGAGAAGCAAGTGTTTTACTACCAGACTGTGTGAATGGGAAAACAAGAGTATTTAATCCAGGTTCTTGTAGTTTAGCATTACCATCAGATTCAAGAACGATATCTGCCATTGAATCTGGATAAGAAGCATTTGAATTTTCTTCGTAAATACCTCTTACATCAGAGAATGATTTACCACTATTCATTTGAACATCGAATAGATAGATTCTAAATTGACCGTTGTATGTTCCTGGATTACCAGAATGCCATTGAATACCTCTTACACGAGCAGTTCCAATTTCTGTTCCAGTGACACCTTGACCACCAACATTTAAACCAGAGTAACCTTTTTGAGCAGCATCTCTTAATGATACTTGACGAAGACCTTGAAAGTCCCAAGTACCCACAACCTCTTTAGCATAAACATAGTTACCAATTGCTTGACCGATTACACGACCTTCTTTAGTAGCATAGTCTGTTGCTTTGTCTACATCTCTGAATACAGAAGACTCGATAGCAATACGATTACCAGAAACATAACCAATACCTTTTTCTACCTCAACAACAAGTTTCTGATTGTCACCACCTTCAGCAGCAGTATAACGACCTAAGTTGTTTGTGCCTTTAAGATTCTCTCTAACACGAAGGTTAAAAGGTTCGATAGCATAGTTACCACTTGTTTCGTATTGTCTATTACTAATATATTTACCAATATCTGAATAAGTTGTATCAGTAAACTTTTGAATAACTTTACCATTCTCGATTTGAGCAATCGTAAAGAATGTTGTTGTGTTAGCAGCAGTCAAACTTCTTACATTTAGAGTCGGAACCATCTTAAGACGGTTTGCTCCTGGAGCAGCATAGTTAGTTGAACCAGTTGAGTTATCTAGTAATGAAGAATCTGCGTTTGAATCGATTAAACTTTCAGTTGTTTCAAAACCAAGTCTCTTACTTGGAGTTGTTGAATATTTGTCAACAATAACACCTTGAGCATCAACACGAACGAAATGTCCTTTATGATAAACAATACCATCACTTACTGTTGCTCTGAAACCTTTACCAGTGGCACCAGTTACAATTGTATTAGCAGCAACAACAAAAGAATTATCTGAAGAATTTCTTAAAATTATTTGTTCGTTGTTAGCAAAAGTTTGTGTAGTGTTATTAGCACCACTATTAGTATATTCTACAAAGATAGAAAGATAATTTGGAGTAGCAGCCTCAGAACCATCTTTAGCATCGATTAGTTTAGCAGTAACACCAGAAGTTTCTCCAGTTATAACGGCGTTGGCAATCTTTCCACCACTGAAGAAGTCTGATAATAATACTACTCGGTTATTTGCTGAGTCCTTATCTCTTAATTTAACATACTGAACTTCTGCGGTCTGAACACCACATCCAGTAATTACTGTTCCATCTACAACAACTTCATTAGCAAATCTTTCGATTTGATTCTGAAGAATCGTTTGTAGTTGAGTTAATTCCCTTGCTTGAACCGCATATCCTGGACGAAATAAAACTCGATGAAAGTTTTTATCTTCGTTGAAGTCGTCAAAGTAAGGTGATTGATTTAAATTTGTTTCGATTGCCATTTTATCTACCTATCTTTAAAAATCTAAGATTATTTTAATATCTTCCGTTTGGTCAGGGTCTCTTGTTACTGGTTGAACATTTTCAACAAATAACACTTCTCCTGAGAATGTATTTGCTTCTGGACCTTTAATTGCTTCAATAGTAGCAATCTGAGTATCAGAAGTTGATTTCAAAATTATATCATCTTTTGTAAATTCTGTTTGAGCACCCTCACCACAAACTGAGTTAAGGTATGCTACATAAAAAGAACTATCAGCAACTGTTTCATCATCACGAATATAAGCAACAACTGCGTTAGCCCCTCTAACAGCATTATCTAAAGCATTGGTTGCTCTTGATGTAGGACTTAAGTCTGTTACAAAAGGTAATGTTCCTAACTCAGCAGCAAGTCTAACTCTTTCATTAGTAATTAGGTCACCAATAGCAAGAGGATTAACTGGGTTACTACCATCCATACTATTATATGAAATTTGAGCACGATGTGTTAATCTCAATGTGTCTGGACTGTTTGATGTGTTTGCTACATATTCTGTAGATACTGTATTATTATTTGCGTCTACCTTTAATACTGGGTCTTTCAATACTGTAATTGTTCTGAAAGATGTATTAGAAGGTATGTATCCATTACCGTTAGCAGACAAACCATCGCTTACACCTAGTTTAACATTGATACAAATTTTATCTGAACCCAATTCTCTAACCGCATCTGAACCGTGACCACCAGACGGACTAATATAAGCATTAGCAGTCGCACCAGAACCGTGAATTGAATTTGATGTAATTAATACCTCTGCTGAAGTATATTTAGAACCGACACTAATTATATTTACATTAGAAATAGCACCAGTAGAAGTGTCTACTTCAGAATATGCTTTAGCACCAGTGCCGTCACCGAGTATTGTAACTGTTGGTGAAATAACTACACGAGAGTCTGTGTTACATACAGTAGAGAACGCAGTATTAACTGTCAATGTTTTAGTTGTTCCACTATATTTAATAATTCTTCTTAATTGTCCAGCACCAGTTCCTGAGATAACATAAACTGATGAACCATTATAATATTTGTCAATTGAACTTGGTGGGTTATCTCCAGCAGCAGATAATCTTAAAGTAGTAACACCACCTGCTTCAATAGCACCGTTTGCTACAGTGTGATATCCTGAACCAGTGTTTACTGTTTCTGCGATTTCGATAGCACCATTTACAGCAGCATTTTGAACTGCTAATTGTCTATCACTTTCAATACTACCATCACCAGCAGTAATTGTTTTTACTGGAATATGTGAAGCAGTTTGGAATTTATTTGCCTCACCCAAAGAAACTGTATACATATACTTCCAAGTATAACCATCAGAAGTAGTGAAAGGTAGAGTTGAGAAACCAGTTGGTTTTACTGTAGAAGCACCACCTTTATTATTGTATAGACATTTGTATACATTATTTTCATTTGTGAAAACCCAACCTTTTCTTTCATAAAAGTCTTTGTCGGTATGACGATACATAGAATAGACTGTTCCAGACTCCCAATCATATCTTTCAGTTACATGCGAGTAATCACCATCGTTAACCTTTTTACCAGCAATCATTTGACGATGAACTTCGTGTCTTAAATACTGGTCGTTATCTACTGGTTCGTCTGGAGTTGGTTCATTTTCCCAAGCAGTTTGTCTACCAATTGTAACATATAGAATTACAGAACCTTTACTATTACGACCATCAATAGGGTCATTAATAGAATGAGCAAATGCTTTCGCATTTGAGATTGATAATTCTTTTGTTGCGTATGTATATGTCGCCATTAAATACTTCCCGATTCGTAATAAACATTAGCACCAGACAAATTACTATTTGCCCATGCTATATTAACATTAGCAGCAGTATCACTCGATACAACATTTAGTGGTATTGAATAGAATTCACCGTGAGCATATTCGATAATCACAGTTCCGTTATTCGCAAACTCATTTGTAAAGGTTGTGCTACTACCAGTTAAATCATAACTACCATTATTTATACTGATTGAACCATTACCTTGTAATCGTTTTTTGTTCGATGTTGATGCTGTAACTTGAACAGCAACATTTGCTAAAGAACGATAACGACCGAATAAAGCCATACCAGCAGGGTGAACTAATTTCAATACAGTATCTCTATATCTGTCTAGAGAAATACCAGACACAACTTCGTATGCGTATTCTTGATAGAACTCAGAATCTTGTAAATAACCTCTCAATGAAGAGATATGAGAACGAGTAGTTGCGTAATAACCTTCTGCGTTAGCAACACCTTCTAAATCTAAAGTAACCTCAGCACTTGATGCGTTAACTCTAGTTGTTGATTCTATTGTAACAGTTTCATTGTCTCTATGTGAGAAACCAGAGTCAAGAACTCTAAGAGCAGTAACTGTTCCGTTCGCACCAACTGTTCCTCTGATATTAGCATTCTTACCTAAGACACCTTCATCTTGTACAAATACAATTTGACCATTACCAACAAGACCTCTTGTCTTAACTTGACTTCTTGTATCTGCGTCTCCACCTTGAACATAAGACGAATCATATATCTCAAAGTTAGCAGTTACATTATTTGCCCAATTAATATTTCCTGGACTTCTTTGTAATTCATCTTGCCATACACGAACAGTCATTTCATATGTTCCGTTAGCATATTGTGCTACACTAATACCTTGATTAGGAACAGCACCACCTTTAACATGCGCCGTTACACCAGTTGAAGGTTGAACTACTTTATCGTTTGTATCTAGTTTAGTAAACGCACTATTACCAGTTCCCCAGTTTTCATCATCTGATTGTAATGTAATATATGCTTCGCCGATACCGAGAGCAGATATGTCAGCATCAACCACAGAAATATCTGGGGCGACCGTATAACCAGTGCCACCAACCTTTAATGATAGTTGGTCGATTGTTCCGACAGTAGCAGTTTTAAATAATAATGAATCTGATAGTTTAGTATAAATGTTTTCTACGGTTGTATTTGATGTTGTCGATACAACATTACCAACAGTTGTATTCGCACCTACAATTCTTAAACCTTCATTTGATAAGAAAGACCTCATCGGACCAGTATCATATTGACTGGTTAAATTAGCAGTTGTATTTGAAGTTACATTTACTGTATATAAATCTCTATCATCAGCACCACCTACACCTCTCGTGTAACCGTTAGCAACTAATGCCACAGATTTAACTACACCAAACGCACCAGATGTGCGACCTACTAATTCTGTTCCTTCTGTTAAAGGTGATAGAGAAGTGTTTGCTATCCAACCAATCTGAAGGACATGATGACCTACTGTGTTACCACTAAAGGATGAGACAGTACCCACCGTAGTACCCACTGAGGTGTTGATATTTACCTTTTCACCGTTCTGAAAGTCTTTGTAACCATCTATGTCAAGAACTACATCTGTGGAGTTATATGCCCTTCTAATAAAGTTTACTTTCGCATTCGCCCCAGTTGTAACACCAAACAAAGATTTCCCAACTGCGATACTTGGGTCTGAAGTATTTGCGATTACAATAACTGCGTTAGCATGGTCGTGAAAGTCTGTTCCTGAAGTTACAATTTGACCAGACTCAGGGAAACCATAGTTAGGACTTGATAGTGGTGTATTCGCAAAAGTATCTGTTCTACCATATCCAGAAATGATTGGTGCTAATAGACCAAAAATATTATTACTTGATATTAAGTTTGTATTTCTAGAAATAGCAAAAGTATCACCAATATCTCCAGGCGCAATCTGGAAGTTTGCGTTAATACCATCACCACCAGTAATATTAATATTTGTAGAACCAGAAGTTGAAGAAGTATATCCAGAACCACCGTCAAGTAAATTAAATGTAATTGTTCCACCCAAGTCTTCAACTTTAGTTACAACAACTTTACCGAACTTACCAATAATATCAGATTGAATATCTACAACATCACCGACTCTATATTCAGCACCTGGACTGACAATTGTTATAGAATTAATACCTGCTTCAGCAATGGGTGCGTGACCAGTAGCACTGGTATCTGTTTTTAAACGAATAGGTTCTAAGTGAACAAAAGTTCCTTTTACATTTGATACAAGAACCTGCATCAACTTACGACCACGAATTGTTCTTACAACTACATCTTCTACTAATGCTTCAGCATTTGAATCATTACCTTTAATTGTTTTACCAATAAAGTTAAATGTATTCGAATCATAAGGAACAATTAAATATCTGTCGATTCTCCAATCACCATCAGATACTTTTAAAACTTGGTCTGCTGGATATGAACCATCTACATTCTCGTTATATAAAGAACGGAATAATAATTTGTATGAAGATTCTGTTCCTCTTGTCTCATTAAAGAACTTAATTGCTTTTGCTAATAATCTTTTATCAGCAAGAGTATCACTAGGAATAGAAGGTAAAAGAGTTGTTCTAAAGTATTCTACATACTCATCGAGTGTTGTATCAATATCTTTATATGATTGTAGATTTTGAATACCGTCAGTTAGTTTACCAGTTTGTTCTAAGTATTCATAGTATGCTTGAACAAAGAGTAAAAAGTTTTCACCGTCTTCTTTGTAGAAGTCGGGGAATTGATTCTTAACAAGAGTTGATATCTTGTCTGTAACTGCCATTCTTATTTCTCACCAATTGAATTAATTGTAGCATCTGTTCCGTTCATAACAAGAACTTGTTGTCTTACTGGTATGATATCTAATCTATCAGGAACACAAGTTACTTTTAATTCAATATCAGCATAAGCACTTGGTAAGAAACTATTAATATCTACATCACCAGTTGTATAGTCAATTGTTCCAGCATTCGCAACTACATTTACTTTTTCTTTATCAGCATTAAAACGATAGATATTTACATTACCGTTTTCATCATCATCAAGATATGATATAAAACCATTATAAGTAAACTGAGTAGATTCGAGTGTTCCTTTACGAATAGGATTATTAAATCTTAACTCAACCTTTTGTTGAGCATTCGTATCAGGAACAAATCTTTTTTGCATCTTCAATGAAACATCATTATTTAATACTGCCCCACTAGAAGTGTTATCTAATGCTCTCACAAAACGAGAGAATCTTAAACGATTACCGAATCTCTCTAAGTTATTTGTCGACCAACTGTTAATAACTGTTTGAATATTTGTCTCAATCTGAGTTGAAGTTAATGTTGTCGCAGTTGAATCAAAATAAGTTGTAACTGTTGGAATTAAATATGTATAATCTGGGTCGATAATTACTGGGTCAATTGCCAGAGGTGTTCTATCTAAAATACTTTCTCTCAGTGATATTTTTCTTTGTGCTGTTGTAAAGTCTTCACCATATGGTTTAACAGCAATATAAACTTTACCATAAACTTTTGGGGATGCTTCTTCACCACCATAAGCAATTACTGATTGTAAGTCTGTATTTTCGTTTAGAATAATTCTTGAATAGTCTTCATTAATTACACAACGATTTTGTGTTTGATAATTTCTTGGTGCGTTGTATTTAATTGATTCAACAGTTTCATTATTGTGACCACCAGCTGCTTTAGTAACCAAAGTAACTGTAGCACTTGTATAAGACATACCTACATTAAGTGTGTCAACTGAGAATGTATCAGCACCGTTTGTTGCTGGACCACTACTTACTAAGTATTCAACAATAATAATATTACCACTCTTAACTTGTTTACCTAAGATACCATCACCAAATACTAATTCATATTTCTCATCACTTGCTTCTTGTAAAGAATAAACTGGTGATGTTGTAAATACTTGTTTAACATTTGTTAGTCTTGTAAATTCAGTAGTAGTTGTATCAGAAGCAGATTCTTGAACACTTACTGTGATACTTGTAGTGTCTACATTTTTATTTGGTAAAATAAATCTTTGTGTTCCTGAAGCATCAACTGTGAATCTGTGTGTTAAAGAAGTTCCTTCACGAATAGCAACATTTGTTGAATAAGTATTTGAACTATTTACAACTTTTGTAGCAGCAACTGTATTGAATGTATAAGTTAAATCATCAATCGTTGTTGTGAATGTAGAACCCTTTGGTATTGTGAAAGAAGCAACGGCATTGTTTGCCCCCTGAAAGTTAAGATTAATAATTGCGTCAGCACCTTTTGAAGAAGTTGGTAGATAACCTAACTCTTTCGCACGAGATACAACTGAGTCTCTTTGTTGAGCAGTATCCAAAAACATTTCATTACCTACCATATTTAAATAGTAAGCATTATAATGAGTGTTGTAAGCAAGAACATCTAGTAATGTTGCGATTGCCGAACCCTCAAAATTATAATCTTGAAATTGTGTTTGACTACTTAAATAAGTTTTTAGATTAGAACGAATCTGTTCAAAATCCAACTCACTGACTTGTAGGTATGTATTTGCTGACATATTATCTTACTCTTTCTAGTATTACATCCAA